GCGAGTGCAGTGCGCGTTCCATTTCGCTGCACTGTGTCCATGCCGTCCAGTTAGAGCCCACCCTGTTTGTCTTTCTTCTGGTCTGCCACGCCACCGGCTCGCCCTGGCGTTGGGCGGCTTTCAGCGCGTCCAGCTCGGCTTTCAGGGCATCACGCTCAGCGAGCCAGCGCAGGGCAGCTTCTTGATTGTATGCGGCCTGTTTCTTCTGATCCTCAACCTCGGCCTGCAACCGGGTAACGTGTGTGTTACCTGCGTGGCACTCTAAGCAGGTATGGCCGAGGTATTGGCATAACGAGCAGGCAGTCATGGCTTCGCTCCAATGCAGCCTGCCGGACATGCGCCGCAGCAGGTGGGCTTCGGGATGGGGTTGAGGGCTTCGGCGGTAGCCGTCACGATGTGGTAGGCCGCGTCATCCACCTTGACCAGGCCTTTGGCGTTCGCCTCGTACCAGGCCAGCAACAACCCTTCCAGCTCATCAACCCGCTGATCGGTCTTGGTCAGGCGCTGCTGTAGGGCCTCGCGCTCGGCAAGGACGCGGTCGAAGTCGGCGACGCCAACGTACTGCGCATCGTCGAATTCTGTCTCTACAACGTGCCGGTGATATGCACGAAAACGCTTCACTTCATTCATCACTGTTCTCCCGCGTGCGCAGCTCGGCCATGGCCGCCTGGCGCTGCTTGCTGCATTTGTCGTGGTTGCCATGGGCGCGCGAGTGGTTGCAGATGTCGCACATGACGTTGAGATCGAGCGGCTTCATGGGGCGCCCGCGGATTGTGGTCTTGCGGCGCAGGGCGGTCATGGTGAAGACCGCAGCAGGTCGAGGACTTCCATGATGCCGGCGGCCACGCTGGAAGGCTGGGCCACGGCGTAGGTGGTGAGGTTGCGGATCAACTTTTCCACCTCCGACTGCTTGAGAATGTCGTCGCCGGCGGCGCGGGCCACGTCCAGGGCGTAGCGCTTGCCCTCCAGGAACATGACCCTGTTGATGGGGCCGGTGATCACGATCTCCGGAAGCGGCGGGTTGGCCAGGACTGGCGGGATCAGCTTTGGCGCAGGCGCAGGGGCCCGGCCGGCAAACGCTTCTTCAAGCGCGCGGAATGTGAGCGGGTTCATTGGGCACCTCGGGATCAGTCGTTGCGGGTCACGCCCGCCAGGTCGCCGTCGCGTAGGACAGCCGTCTCTTTCAGTTCCAGCAGGATGGCCGCGGCGTGCTCGCGGTTGAGGGCGTAGAGGTACACGCTGAACGTGCCCTCTACGGTGGTGAAGTCGACGGGGAACAGGCGCCAGGTCCGGCCCTGCTCAACAACTACTGCGGCAAGGGTCACGGCCTGGCGGTCCATTCAAGTCACCTACTTCCCGACGCCGATAAATGGGGTCGCACTTCCGCTGGTCATATAAACCGGCAGTTTGCCGTCCCACTTTTCGATAGCGTTTAGCTCGACGACACCAGGGTTATTGCGCAGGGCCTGGCCACGGATGTTCAGCGACTCCGCCTCGCCTTGGGCGCGCAGCACGGCCGCGTCCTTCAAGCCCTTGGCTTCCTCGCGGGCCTTGTCTGCCTCGGCGATCACCTGGGCCACTTCGTTCTGGCGCTGCGCCGTCTTCTGGGTGGCCTCGATCTTCAGGTTTAGCGCAGCCACGACCTTTTCCGGCAACCCGATCTCACCGTTCAGATAAAGGCTCTCGACGATGATCCCCTTGCTGTCGAAGTGGTCACGCACCCGGGCTTCCACGTCCTTCAGGAACCGCTCCTTGTTCGGGCCGTAGATCTCCTCGGCTGTCAGCTTCGATGCGGTGTTGTTGAAGGCCGTGCGGATCACCTGCGGGACGTTGACCTGGACAATCTCGTCCATCGACTTGCGGTAGGTTTGGAACAGCAGGGGGGCAGCACCAGGCTTGGCGCGCAGGGTCATGCCGATGGGGGTGCTGATCTTCATGCCGTCCTTGTCCTGGAACGTGACGGTGCCGATGTTGATGTTCTGGTTGAACGTCGGGAACAGGAACAGTTCTTCG